GTATCCGTTGCGGCTGGCGGTGTTCTCGTACCGGCCTGTGCCGAAGTAGGTGGCGGCGACCTTGGCGGCGCGGCTGCGCTCGATGTTGTTCATCTCGACCTCGACGCCGATGGTCTGCTTCTTCATTTCCTCGACCTGTCTTGCTGTTCTTTCGCTCATTGCTGTTTCCTCCGTTTTCGGTGTGTTCCGCAGGGTGTTTTCCCTTTCGGTGTACACATATTCGCTCTAAAAGAGGATAATAGCAAGGCCATATCGCGAAATATACTACACAAAGATGACTGCAAGATATTGTGTAGTTTATGGCTGTTTACTACCACTGGATGTGCTTGCCACCTTCCGGCACAAGTCCTCGCCGTAGGCAACGGACAGTCCGCTGCCCGTGTCCCATGCCACCAGGATAGAGCCGATGTCGTCCACACCCTGGACTGTGCCGAGGGTGCCGACGGGCGGCGCCTGGACGTCGTCCATCTTCACCAGCTGCACCCGTGTGCCGGTCGGAAACTCCCTGCGGAGCCGCTCGACGATCTCTTTAGGCGGAAACGGCATCGTCAGCACCTCCTTTGTGACCGCTCTTGAAAGCGGAGGAGCCGGAGAGGTTTCGGAGCAGGATCTTCCGCTCGGTCTTGAACTCGGCTCCGATGAAGCCCAGGCGGAGGAGGAAGCAGCGGAATGCGTACTTCTCGTTGTCCACCTCTTTCTCGGTAGCGGTGATGCGTTTCTGGTTCTTGCTCATCTCGCAGAGGGCGGAGATGAGGTGGGTGTAGGCGCTGACCTCATCGGCGCTGGGCAGTTCCTCGAACCAGGGGAAAGCCACGGCATCCTCCTCGATAGTGATCGGAAGGTCGGCAATGCCCAGGGCGTTCTTGATAAGGGAGCCCTTGACCTCCAGCAGCCGCGTGAGGTTTCCGACCGCCACCTTGTCCAGCGGGATTCGCACCGTAAGCCCCACGTTCGCGTCCTGTGCGGCGCTGCCGTCCTCGGCGCTGGTATCCGGCGCGGCGGTTTCCTCGGCGGTGTCGTCCTCCTGTGTGGCGCTGTCGGCGGCTTCGCACTCGAATCCGGCGTTGGCAATCGCTATCAGCACCTGCTCGACATCTTCGGTGTCCGCCATGTCATCGAACAGCAGGATGCCGTCCTTGGTGACCGTGAAGTAGTCGATCTCGTAGTTGCAGGTGGGCATGAACTTGTATTCCGCCCTGGCTCCCGTGGTGTCCGAGATGACCTTGACCAGTTCCTTGCGGCGTGCGCCTGTTACGTTGTACTTGATTTCCATTGTGAGTACCTCCTTGTTTTTTGGTAGTCACATATTCGCTATACACGCCCGGAATAGCAAGTCAATTATCCACCCGACCTTGTAGAATTATCGCGGGGATAGTTGTGTAGATAACACAATACCCGCCAGCACGAAATAGACGCACGGAAGCGCCACTCCGTTTCCCCACATCTTATATTCAGCGGCATCGGTGTACGGGTCTTTCAGCCACTTGGCGATCTGCTTGAGCGTCCTCGGTTTTGCGGCGGAACCGGTGACACGGCGGTGCGTTTCAAAGACGGCGTACCAATGCCGGAGGTCATCCATTGTAGGCTCGGCGGTTCCGAGGTCGGAACACCACCAGTCCGGGAAGCCCTGCAGTCTGGCGCACTCGGTGGGAGTGAGCCGCCGCACCGTGTATCCGCAGTTGACTGTCGCCGGGTCTTTGAAATCCCTCGCCATCAGCGTCGGAGCGGTTTCTTCCTCGACCTGGGTGTAGCTGCCCGTGGTCATGGCGTAGACCGCATGGCGGTCGACCGTGTTCAATGTGAAAGAGACATCCTCGTTCACGCCGTCGCCCTGGGGACCGTTCTTATCCTCCCGCCCGATCATGGAGCCTTGGATGGAGTAGCTTTCCACCACGGCGATGCCGCCCTGGTTGCAGCCGGGGTTCCCGCCGTTGGCGTCCAGCGTCCGGGAGGTGTCCGCCTCGTAGATCCCGCTGTGGGGATTGTCCGACATCATGGCGTTGGATGCTTTGGAGCAGATGCCGTAGGCTTTCGGCACGAACACCGTCTGGTCGTTATTGCAGGACAAAGTCGCGGACTTGTCCTCTTGGATGAGCGCGCCCTTGCCGCCGCCCTCACAGCCGGAGCGGATCTTCAGCGTCTTGGGCGTGTCCTCGTCCTTCACGACGAAGGGCTGGTTGTTGCCGCCCATGCCGTAGTTGGATGAGACGGTCGGAGCCACGTCCAGCGGCCCGGTGTATCTCGTGTCCTGACTATGGTTCTCATAGACCGCCGCGGGTACCTTGCCCGCACGGATGGTGGGCGACCGCTCCTCCTCGTAACCGATGGAGCGGCTCTCCGCGGAATGCTCGGTGTTGAAGCCGGCCGCATCCACCACGCAGGGAGCGTGGCCGTGTGTCTCGGCGCGGAGGGTTCCCGCGACTTCATGGGAAACCTCCATGCGGATGCCGCCCTGGTCGTTCAGGCAGATGCCGCCTGCCGCTCCAGCGCAAGCCGCAGCACTTCCGGCAGTTCTTTGCCACGAGCGGAAGCTCTCCGCAGAATACCCTGACAAGCCTTCGGACTCAAATAGTATCTGTCCGGCACTGTCGGCTGCAAAATCTGCGACAAGGAAGATGCGTTTTCTTCGCTGGGGAACTCCCCAATATTGCGCGTCAAGAGTGCGGTACGCAAGGCTCCATCCGTCACCCATGTAGATGTCGGCGTAGGGCCAGAGGTTTTTCTCAGGCATAGGCACCTGGGCATCTGGCTCGACGACGCCGATGACCGCGTCGAGGACCGCCTTGAAGTCCTCGCCTTTATTCGAGGAGAACGCACCCGGCACATTCTCCCAGCAGATGTATCTTGGATATTTGCCATTGGTGGCACACCTCATTTCCTTGATGATGCGGATGGCCTGGTAAAAGAGAACGGACTGCTGGCCGTCCAAGCCGCTCCGCTTGCCGGCGATGCTCATGTCGGTACACGGAGAGCCGAAGGTGATGATGTCCACGGGTTCGATCCTGCCGCCGTCCATCTGTGAGATGTCGCCGTAGTGTTTCATAAAAGGCAGGCGCTTTGTGGTCACCCGGATGGGAAACGGCTCGATCTCCGAAGCCCAGACCGGGGTGATACCGCAAAGCAGTCCCGCCAAGGGAAAACCCCCGGAGCCGTCAAACAGGCTGCCGAGGGTCAGTCGTGTATTTTCTTTCATGCGGAACCTCCTCAGAACAGCGGGATCTGTTCGTCCTCATCGTCCGCGCCGGCGATCTCCGCATAGGTATAGGTCAGCCCGTCCCGCTGGACAGAAACCTCCGCATCCGAGCCGACCTGCTCGATGTACCGCTTCACGATGACGTCGCAGAACTTCTCGTCCAGTTCGATGGTGAAGCAGGAGCGGTCGGTCTGCTCACAGGCGATGAGGGTGGAGCCGGAACCGCCGAAGGGGTCCAGCACCAGGGTGTTGCTCATGGAGGAGTTCATGATGGGATACGCCAGGAGCGGGATCGGCTTCATGGTCGGATGGTCGCCGTTCTTCTTGGGCTTGTCGAACTCCCAGATGGTGGACTCTTTTCGGCCCGTGTACCACTGGTGCTTGCCTTTCTTCTTCCAGCCGAACAGCACAGGCTCGTGCTGCCACTGGTACGGAGAGCGTCCCAGCACCAGCGACTGCTTCTTCCAGATACACGTCCCAGAGAGATAGAATCCGGCGTCGGCAAAGGCGCGGCGGAAGTTCAGCCCCTCGGTGTCCGCGTGGAACACATAGATGCTGGCGTCATCCGCCATCACTGCCTCGGTGTTCTTGAACGCGGCGAGGAGGAAGTTGTAAAACGCCTCGTCCGCCATGTTGTCGTTCTTGATCTTTCCGGCGCTGCCCTCGTAGTTCACGTTGTAGGGCGGGTCGGTCACGACGAGGTTCGCCTTCTTTCCAGCCATGAGCAGGTCGAAGGTCTCGGCCCTGGTGCTGTCGCCACAGACCAGGCGGTGCCGTCCCAGCGTCCACACATCGCCCAGCCGGGTGACGGTCGGCTTCTGGAGTTCGGCATCCACATCGAAGTCGTCCTCCTTGACGCCGTCCTTGAGGGTATCCTTGAACAGCGCGTCGATCTCGGCGGGTTCAAAGCCGGTGAGGGACACATCGAAGTCCGTGCCCTGCAGGTCGGAGATCAGCAGAGCCAACTTGTCCTTGTCCCATTCGCCGGAGATTTTGTTGAGGGCGATATTGAGAGCCTTTTCTTTCTCCTCGTCCATCTCCACGACCACGCACTCGACTTCGGTGATACCCATATCCAGCAGCACCTTCAGCCGCTGGTGTCCGCCGACCACGCGCCCGGTGGTCTTGTTCCAGATGACCGGCTCCACATAGCCGAACTGCTCGATGGAGCGTTTGAGCTTCTCATACTCGGCGTCCCCAGGCTTGAGGTCCTTGCGGGGATTGTAGTCGGCGGGAAGGAGCCGCTCGACCTTGATGGTTTCAATCGTCATACTCCGCCACCGCCTTTCTCAGTTCCTTGTACCTGTCGGTGCCGCTCTCCCAGGGGAACAGCACAGAGTTGAAATGACCGTAGGCGGCGGTGTCCGCATAGATGGCGGAGCGCAGCCGAAGCTGGTCAATGATAGCGGCGGGACGCAGGCAGAACACCTTTTTCACGGCATCGCAGAGCCGCTCGTCGGAATATTCGCTGGTGCCAAAGCTGTTCACGGACACCGCGACCGGATCCGCCTTGCCGATAGCATAAGAAAGAGCGACCTCGCACCTCTTGGCGAGACCACTCCAGACCAGGTTCTTCGCAATGTAACGCGCCATGTAAGCGCCGCTCCGATCCACCTTCGTGGGGTCCTTGCCGGAGAAAGCGCCGCCGCCGTGCGCGGCAAGTCCACCGTAGGTGTCCACCATCAGCTTTCTGCCGGTCAGCCCGGTGTCGGCAGCGGGACCGCCCTTGACGAATCGGCCGCTCGGATTGACGAGGATCTCCGTATCCCCATCAAACGGGAAGTCCTTGAACACGGGATGCAGCACCTCGGAGATGAGTTCGCTGCGGAGCGTCTCCATATCCTTGTCGGCGCTGTGCTGCACCGAAACCACGATGCTGGCGACACGCTTCGGTTTGCCGTCCTCGTATTCAATGGTGACCTGGGCCTTGCCATCTGGCTTGATGCCCTTGATGACATTATCCCTGCGAACGGAATCCACACGCTTGCAGATGCCGTGCGCCAGGACGAGCGGGAGCGGAAGGTACTCGCGGGTCTCGTCTGTGGCGTAGCCGTAGACGGTACCCTGGTCGCCGGCTCCCAGCATGGAATACTGCGTGGTGTCGCCGCTCCGGGATTCCAGCGCACGGTTAACGCCTCCCGCGATATCCGCGCTCTGCTTATGCACATACACATAAATCAGAAACGCATAGGGGTTGTAGCCGATGTCGCGCAGAGCTTCCCGCACGACAAAGCGGATGTCCACACGCTTGGCGCAGGTGATCTCGCCGGCCACGATGATCTTATGACCGGTCGCCATGACCTCGCAGGCCACACGGGACGAACGGTCTTTCCGCAGGCAGGCATCGAGGATGCTGTCGGCGATGAAGTCGCAGAGCTTGTCCGGGTGTCCGGCGCACACGCTCTCCGCGGTCAGATATTGTTTACTCATAGGTCAGTCTCCATTTCTTAAGATTTGCCCTTGCGGGCCTGAAGCAGACGTTCCATCACATCGTCCTGGGGTGTCGCTCCGCCGTATTCACTGGAGCAGTTCTCCTTGACGATCTGGTAGATTTCCATCCACAGGCGGTTCGTCTGCGACATAAAGTTCTGGCTCATCGCCACATAAGGACTCTGGATGGCGTTGCCCGTGGTGGGGTGCTTGGCGAGGAAGCCGTATTCGGTGACCGCCTCCTCGCACTGAATCCAGCGCGCCACGCTCATGGCGTACCGCTCCAGCAGCTGGGGCGAGACCAGCGACGCACAGCCGCGCTCCGCCAGCCACTTCCAGGTGGACTCGTAGATTTCGGCGGCGACCAGCGTCTTGCCGTCCTTCTGCGTGGCGGAGAGCATGGCGGATGGCTTCGGCATGGGCTGACCTTCTAAATCGGCTGTGTTTTCAAAGTCGATGACAGTCAACTTCCGTCTGCCGGGATTGCCGTCCGCGATTTTATCCGCCAGGGGTTTCTTTTTCGCGCCGGCGCCGACTCGTGCGCCGCCCCTGTTCGTACCGTCTTTTGCCACAGTTTCACCTCCTGTTCTGAGATTGGGGTAAATACCCCGTTTGAAAGCGCGATTTTTCACGCGAGACCCCACGCCCGTTGCCCGGCGCGAAGGTCACAGAGATTTTGACCGCCCCTCCCGGTCAGCGGTCGTGCCAGCGGTCGCCCATTTCCGCGGTGATCCGAGAGTGGCAAGGTTTGCAAAGAGCCATCAGATTGGACTCCGCGTGTGTCCCTCCCTGGGAGAGCGGCAGTTTGTGATGGACTTCCTCGGCGGGAGTCATCCGCCCGGCCTTCAAGCATTCCTCGCACAGAGGATGCGCCGAGATGTAGCGGTCGCGGATGCGTTTCCACGCTCTGCCGTAACGACGGCGTACAGCCGGGTCGCGGTCGTACTTCTCGTAGCGTTTGGCTTCCAGTTTGGCGTGTTCCTCACAGTACCGTCCGTCGGTCAGCCTGGGACAGCCGGGGTAAGAGCAGGGACGTTTCGGTTTCCTTGGCATCGTCACACCTCCTTCCGGGCAAAAGAAAAGCCCTGCAGGAGCGGACTCCCACAAGGCTCTCGTATGTTTTACTTTGTCCATCATAATACTATCATAAGAGGCGACTCTCATTCTCTCTCATTTACTCTCATGATGGTAGCGACACAAGAAAGTGCCGTATCGTGCATCCGGTAAATATGCTGAATGCTGTAATGCATTTCCACCGCAATCTTCTCCCACGATAGGAAGCAAAGGTAACGCTTCTCCAGAAGGGTTTGCAGTTCAACATCGGAAACGGCACGGATGGTGGCCATGATTTCCTTTTTCAGTTCTACCAGATTTTCCACATCGCGCTTCAGGCTTTCCTCAACCTCGATGATCTTCAATACTGCACGTTCCACCTTGGAACCACCGCGATTCGGATTTCTGGGCATGTCGCTGTAAACGACGGTGCAGGATGTAGCCAGTTCATTTAAGGATTCAATTTGCTGGAGCTTAGACTTAATCCGCATGTCCAGCGTTCGTGCCTGTGATAAATATTCTTTGGCTGTCATTTCGCTTCTCCTTCCGTAGCTGTCTGATGAGATACTCCGGATCGACTTTTGACAGAACACCAAACCAGCCGGAGCGGAAGAAACGCTCGATTTCTTGAAACTCCTGCTCATCATCGGTCAACCGGTAATCTTTAACCGCCTGCAGAATGATGGCATTTGCCAGATTCTCGTATGGGTTCAAAGTCTCACCTCCGAATTTGTGTTCACTCGGATTGGCGAAAATTGTCATTTTTGTCGTTAGATTTTCAGATTTGCTTTGACCGCAGCGATCAGAGCCGACTGCGTTTTGTCTTTGGCCTTCAAAGCTCGGAGAATTTGCTCGTCGATGGTTCCGTCTGTCACGATGTGCTGAACAACTACGGTTTCCGCAGCCTGACCTTGCCGCCAGAGCCTTGCTATGGTCTGGGAGTAGAGCTCCAAGGACCATGTGAGGCCAAACCAGACAATGGTGTTGCCGCCGGTCTGGAGATTCAGGCCGTGTCCAGCAGAAGCCGGGTGAATCAGGGCTACCGGGATTTCGCCGTTGTTCCACCTGCGAATACTGTCGGCCTTGTCCAGTTTGGAAAATGGGATATGCCGCTCATGCAGCCGCTTCATGATCCGCTCCAGATCGTGCTGGTACCAATAGGCCACCAAAAGAGGCTTGCCGTTTGCCGACTCGATAATGTCCTCCAGAGCGTCCAGCTTTTGTTCGTGAATGGAGACCGTGTTCCCGGCATCGTCATAAATGGCGCCGTTGGCCATCTGAGAGAGCTTGCCGGAGAGGGCTGCGGCATTTGCAGCGGATATGTCGCCTTCAGGCAGCTCCAGAATGAACTGTTTTTTCATCTCATCATAGGCATCTTGCTCATCTTGGCTGAGATAGACTTTGTATTCACTGGATATAAGCTCCGGCATCTTCAAGTGGTCCGTGGATTTCATCGAAATCGTGATGTCCGAGATTTGGCGGTATATGGCTTGCTCCGCTCCGGGCTTTGGCCGGTAGCTGTAAACGATTTGACCGTTCATGGCGTCCGGCACGAAATACTCCTGCCGATAATAAGTGATGAATCGGCCGAGGCGTTTTCCCATATCGATAACCTTGAACTCAGCCCACAGATCCATGAGTCCATTGCTGGCCGGAGTGCCGGTGAGACCGACGACTCGTTTAATCCTGGGCCGCACCTGCATCAGAGCTTTAAAGCGTTTTGACTGGTGGTTTTTGAAGGAAGACAGCTCGTCTACCACGACCATATCGTAGTCAAACGGGAGCCTGCTTTTCTCAATGAGCCACTGGACGTTTTCACGGTTGATGATGTAGATGTCAGCTTTCTTCGTCAGTGCTGCTTTCCGCTCAGCCTCACTTCCGACCGCCACCGAATAGGTCAGGTGGTGAAGCTGGTCCCACTTCTGAAGCTCGGCGCTCCAAGTATCACGGGCCACTCGGAGCGGAGCAATAACCAGCACCTTGTGAACCTCGAAACTGTCGAACAGCAGGTCTGCAATGGCGGTCAGTGTGATGCTCGTCTTGCCAAGACCCATGTCCAGCAGCACGGCAGCGAAGGGATGTTCCTCGATATAGTTAATTGCAAACCTCTGGTATTCATGTGGTTCGTATCTCATCAAGTATCCCTCCAATCTGCTCAGGGTCATCAAGGACAAACACCTTGAAGCCCAGCCGCCGCAGTAATTTGTGTCTGGCTACCTGCAAAGGTCTCGGCTCCTTGCCTGGTGCCTTGACCTCCACGAAGCCGATCTTTCCTCCGGGCAGCAGCACCAGTCGATCTGGCATCCCGTCAAATCCGGGGCTCACCAACTTCGGTGCAATGCCGCCGCTGTTTTTCACAGTCTTGACCAAGCGTTGTTCGATGGTTTTCTCTCGCATAATGTTCCTCCATCAGGGATTAAAGTGGGTGGAGTGCAGGTCGTGAATCTCATATCGGTAACTTTTCTTACATGCTGTTTTTTAGAGCTATAAGAAAAGTTTTAGAAAAGACCTTCACGACCTGCACTTTTGCCGTTACTCCATGAAATCAGACTTGAGTTGCACGCCAGAAATCATGATTCCGGCACTGGTTTTGCGCCGCACGAAACCTGCCGCTTCTAAGGCTGCGTAAAAATCGGTCGTACTGCGAATATAGTCGCCCACCTGCATACAGTAACTGCGGTATGCGGTATAGAACTCGCCAGATTTGGCCTTTCCGTCCGAATCAATCACACAGCATTCGTCAAAGAACTGGGAAAGCCAGTCGTTATTTTCTCTGTATTTGCGGGTGGCTTCCTCGACCACTGCCGGTTTGACAATGTGATAGTCCCGCTCAATCACACGCTTGGCACCGGCCATGATCCATTTGAGAATGGCACCACCGGCTTTTGCATAGAGGTAATCGGCATAGTTCTTTATGTCCGATGAGCCTTCGATCTTGGCATTGAATGGGATCACGATAAGCCTGCGCCATGTTCCGGCATCAAGCGCACCGACCTTCGGCAGGTGGTTCGTGTAAAGTACGAGAGTGTGGCTCGGCACGAAGCTGAACGGGTCCTTGTACTTCTTTTCTGCATAAATCTCGTCAGTGGAACTGAGTTGCTTGACGTTTGCTGTGGAAAGACGCATTCCTTCCTCCAACTCGGCTGCAATAATGAGCCGCTTACCCTTGGCCTCGGCCAGTTCCGGCTTCACATTTCGTTTGCAGCCGACCGTCAGGGTGTCAGCGGACAAATTGCCGCTATAAGAGCCCAGCACACGGGCCAGCGTATTCCAGAAGGTGGACTTACCGTTTCGACCCTCACCATAAGCGATGATCAGGGCTTCGACGCAGACCTTCCCGATAGCAGACAGGCCGGCGACCTCCTGAACATAACTGATGAGCTCGCTGTCGCCGCAGAAAAAGGTTTCCAGAGCGTTCTGCCATATTTCTATACCATCGTCAGCCGGGTCCACGCTTGTCTGCTTCGTGATGTAATCCGTAGGTGTATGATTGTGAGCCGAGGCCGGACCGATGCGAAGGTCATAGGTCGCTGACGGGGTGTTGAGCAGAAACTCGTCTGCATCAAGCTGCCGCTGGTCGATCTCGACCATCGGGTGCGCTTCCTTTAAGGCTGCGGTGATGTATTTGGAATCCCTGCGCTTGATTGCATAGTTGCGGTAGGTCATGGCGTTCTCATACTTCTGAAAGGAACGAGCCTGTTCTGAACTGAAAGCCATCACCGCTTTCTTCGGACCCATTGAGGCCAGTAGCTCCCATGCACCGTTTTTCATCATCTCGTCGGTTGCCTTCTTGATCTCGGTTTCGGCCTCCTCAAGCTGGCGAGTGGTCAACTCCTGTGCTACGGCCTGAGCCTTGGGCTTTGACTCCTCCCAGAACCGACCGTTGTACACAAGGAAGTCTGTCGACGGTGAATAGCGGAGCTTGCCTTCATATTCCCGTGCCAGCACCGTGGCCTGTCCGACGTCGGAATAGTCCGTGGGCTTGAGCTGAAGGTCCTGATTGTATTGCTCCGGAGGAATGTAGCCCTCTTGTGTGGAGACCTTTTCATAGAACCGCTGTGCGCTGCGCCAGATGCTATCGAGCTCCGACTGCTCCAAAGGCGGCTGGCAGCAAGCGGCCACTTCCGCAAAGTGCTTATGCGCCTCATCGTTATTGCCGAAGCGTTTCAAGATGCGTCCGGCATAATGGGACATGGTAGCGTTGCGGCTGCCTTCGGGAATAACAATGTCGCCGTATCTGCCGGAGTCCATGTTGGCATCGAAATCGTCGTCAGCAAGGAAGGTCGTCAGCGTCATCGGACCGTCGAAGAGCTCTACTTCCGGATTCTTTGTTCCGAAGAAGAACCGAGCGGCGTCGAGGGCCTTGGTGTCGAAATACGGGAAGATGGTGTTGACCAGCTTTTTCATCTCGCTGTACTGGCCAGGGTCGGTGACCCGGTCAATGGCGAAGAAGACATGGAACTTTGGCCTTGCAGCTTTGCTGCCTTTGGCTTTCATGTGATTGCGGCTATAATGGACCGCAAAGGCAACACCGGGGAAAGCGGTAGCAACGTCTGAGGGATAGACCCATTCTTCCGGATCGTCGCTGTGGTCGTTATCGCAATCGACTGGCAAACAGTTAGAGCCGATGAAGTTGTCGTTGCTGCGGTAGTTGCCCTGATACTCGGCACAAACATAATCGTGCTTTACGGCTTCAATGAGGGTGTCCTTACTGGTGATCTCGACCTTGTGTGGGTAGGTACAGTTTTCAGGCACCTCCAGGCAATTGGAGCTATATAAAGTGAAATTCATCTTGTTACCTCCTCGCAGGTCTCACTGAAGTAGCGGATTCGGTGTCCTTTCCAAGTTGCTCTCTTGATCTCGGCCTCCATGCCATTGGTGATCCGATCACCGAAGACCCACATTTCGGCACATTTACTCAGGAGGGCGTTTCCAAAAAACAGGCCCAGTTCTCGCTCCTTGGAATTGTTGTCGTCAAGAAACTGCGGAAACAGCAGGTGTGGTGCGATGGGAATGTATCCTGCCTCCACCGCAAAACGGCTATATCGTCTGGCGGCAGCGGTGTTATTTTCGACGTCGCCAGCATACGGGCTGCAGATATACACGATGGGTCTGAATGCCCGGAGAGCTTTTTCTTCTTTTTCAATGGCACAGAAGGCACCGAATGCTGTGGGATCGGCATAACCTTCTGCGTTTTTGTATTCTGCCATGATAGGCACCTCCAATCTAAAGTTCTCACTACCCACTGGAGGGTTTAGTGGTATTTGAACGAATCAAAGTCAGTCCTTTTTATAGAACATGGTCTCGTAGCCATCAGCTCGGAGCTTAAGCCCGTCTGCCCACGGTGGGGTCCGGCCCATCTGTTCACAGAGAACCTTTAGGTCGACGCTGGGGCTGGCTTCGATGACCAGTTCGTCGTGGATATGCATGGTGATAAAGCAGTGCGATAGGGTTCGCATGGCAAAGCAGAGAATGTCACGGGAGGTAGCTTGAACGATATTCTCCACGAGCTTCGGTCCGTAGGTCTCAAGCCGCTCCCACTTCTTTGTGCCTCCTATGCCCTCATAGGTGATGCACTCGCTGCCGAACTGGTTTGTGCCGAGCCGGGGCTTTACATAGGAAAGGCGTCTACCGGACGGGAGCGTAATGAAAAGCATCCCACTCTGGTAGCAGAACTTGACTCCGCAGACCTCTCCGTCCATGTGATACTTCACAGCATTCATGGCTGCACGATCGATATCCCACCAGAACTTCACAATGTTCTGGTTTGAGTTACGCCAAGCAGTGACCAGCGGCTGCAGCTCCTCTTCCGAAAGACCCATCTCTAAGGCGCCCATCGCTTTGAGAGCTCCAACAGAGCCGCCATAGCCGAGGGCGAGTTCAGCGATTTTGCCTTTTTGCCGCAGGTGGCCGTTTACCCCGTGCTTCTCAACAGGAACCTTGAACATCTGTGATGCGGAGGCGCAATAGATGTCGCCGCCCTTCTCAAAGACCTCCTGACGCCAGAGTTCGCCGGCGAACCACGCCAGCACTCTGGCCTCGATTGCCGAGAAGTCAGAAACGATGAACTTATATCCGGGCTTCGGCACAAAGGCAGTGCGGATCAGTTGTGAAAGCGTATCCGGCACATCTTCGTAGAGAAGCTCCACGCCGTCAAAGTCGCCACAGCGGACAAGGCCGCGGGCCTCTGCCAGATCTGGAAGATGGTTTTGGGGCAGGTTCTGCATCTGGATAATGCGCCCGGCCCAACGACCGGTCCTGTTGGCACCGTAGAACTGAAACATCCCACGGGCGCGTCCGTCGGCGCAGACTGTCTTTTCCATAGCCTGATACTTCTTGACTGACGATTTGGCCAGCTGTTGCCGGAGAAGGAGAACTTTCTGAAGCTCTGCCGGTGCGGTTTTGAGCATTTCAGCGACTTCCTTCTTGCCGAGAGAATCGACCTCCAGACCGTTGTCAGAAAGCCACTGCTTCATCTGCTGCACGGAGTTGGGGTTATCCAAAGCGGTCAGTTCTTTCATGGCAGCGGTGAGCTCCGCACGGGAGCGGGAGTCCATAGCGATAGCCTGACGCACCAGCTCCATATCGAGGGCGACGCCTCTGTCGTTGATCTCCTGATCGAGGTGATACTGTTCCCAGATCGCTTCTGGAACCGGAAACTTGGCGAGCTTTTCCTGGATGGACATTTCGACCTCGACATCACGGACGTTGTACCGTTTGAAGGCGACCCATTTGTCTGGAGCATTTTCCGGCAGGTTGCGGGTTCGACCGCCATTGACCTTCGTCGGCGCACAAGGCTGGCAGAAATACTTGATGAGTTCTTTACCTTCGGTCAGCTTTTGTTTTCCAAGGCCCAGCACAGCACCGACACCTTCCAATGAAAGAGGTAAGCCCATGTAAGCAGACCAGATCATGGTGCATTTCCATGAAGCCGGATCAAGGTAGTTGCCCACTGTGTCTTCCGGGATGCCGTAGTAGGTGTTTTCAAAACCGCCGTGGTCACGGAGCCAGCGGGAAAGGCATATTCTCTCAAACTGAGCGTTGAAAGCCCACTTCGTCACATCATCGTTTGTCAGCGCAGCGATGACCTTCGGCGGGATTGTTTCACCACAGGCAAGGTCGACCACCTGCACAGGGCCGCCGTCTGCGGAATACCCGAAGAGAAGAATGTCGAAATCTGTCGCCTCGGTGTATTTGTAGACTCCGCACTTAGCAAGATCCACGCTGCTATAGGTTTCAATATCAATACTGAGTGTTTTCATATACACCGGTCCTTTCCGTAGTCTGAAAGGGTGGCAGGATTACTCCCACCACCCGCAGGCCAGAGATTATTTCTGTTCGAGTTCCTTCATTCGGGCTTTGTGGTATTCGACTTCACGAGTGGCATGTTCTCGTTCAAGCTGCTGACGCTCGGCTTCCCATTTGGCGTTATGAGCTTCACGCTCAGCCTCAAGAGCAGCGTTACGTTTTTCACGCTTGCGGTCGTCGATAGTGTCAATGATGGACCTGACGATCCAGAACACAGCCAGAACCAGGTAAAGGGACAGAAGCAGGATGCAAAGAATCGTAGTAACGTTCATGGTGCGTACCTCCTTAAGACAGGAAATCCTCATCCGCATCGGTGGAGAAGTCAGACGCTGCGCTGGCTTTACCGCCGAGAGGTTCGCCGTCACGGATCTTCTGCAGGTTGTTGAGCCCACAGGCGATGCCCTTGTTACCGTTGGAGTTGAAAGCGTAAAAGTTGATGCTGGCACGACCGTACACACCGGAATAAACCTCGGAACGGGTCAAGATCGGATTGCAGTCAGCGTCCACGATGCCGGGAGCCGTAGCGGAGTTGGCGTTGATGAAGTAACTGTTGGCATAAGCCGGATCATCCGGGCGCTCGGTGTCGCCGTCACGAAGAGGGGTCTTGATAGCGGTGAGAGGCGGTACGGTGCGACCGTTGCCCTTGAGCTTTGCCTGACCTTCATCATAGGCTGCCTGAATCGCCGTCTTGATCTTCTGAACGGTTACGGTGTCAGTCTTTGGAATGATGAGGCTGACGCTGAACTTCGGGGTGCCGCCGTTGATGGACTTGGCCTCCCAGACATTGGCATAGGACCAACGGGTGTCCTTGCCGGTGATAACCTTCATGGGGTTTGCGAGTTTAGTAGAATTTGACATATTAGTTGTCCTCCTTGAAATCATCAATAATGGTTGTCATTGCCGGTCTTTTATCGCTGTCCGGCACCAGCGTGGGTTTGCCTTGAGGCTTGGTGATCAGGCCTCCAAGGATGTCGTTGAACTGTTTCTTTCCGAGAAGTGAGGTCATGGCGGTGACACCGAGAATCTTGTGTTCGTAGGGGTCATACCCAGCAGCGGTCACGGCTGCGATGACGGCATTCTCGTCTGTGTACTTGCGGTTGGAGCGACCCTCAACCAGCTTGTAGCCGGACCACTGTTTACCGCTGATGGCTGCCTGAAGCGCATAGTCCTTGATGTCGGAAGCCCAAGCAATCAGCTCGTCGATACGACCGAGGATTTCTTCGACCTCTTCATCCGTGAGCAGAGGCGGCTGCCTGAACTCGAACTTGGCAAGCTCCATGTTGACGTTAGCTCTTTCACGGCAGTCGGCTTTGGCCTTGCAGAACTGACACCATTCGCCGCAGCGGTATTCACCTTCTCCGTTAAATGCAAGCTCTGCTGTTGGAGCCAGAACCTGATCGGCCCACTCGTAGAGTTCTTCCTTCGGAATGGTGAAGGTGCTGACGTTGGAGCGTCTGGGTTGGTAGATGGTCATGCTGACGGTGTCGATGTCGTAGATGCAGTCGAACAGCTCCAGCGCACCGAGGGCGTACAGCTTCATCTGAGGGTTGTCGTCAGCTTCGACCAAAACACCTCTGCCGTGTTTGTAGTCCACGATGTGGAGCGTACCGTCTGCGATGATGACGCAGTCGCCGGTGCCGAAGCCCTCCTCGACGTACTTGGAGTAGTCGAGCCGCTGTTCGATCAAGACCACAGGGTCCGGGCAGGTCTTCTTGGCCTCTTCGACAAGCTCCATCACGAAGCCCACATACCCGTTGGCGCATTCCTCCATTTCGGAGTTGTACCAAGAAAGGTCTTCGGTCGGGTCCTTGGTTTCCATACCGAGTGCCGTCCGGAGCTTGAACTCACAGAGAGCGTGGGCATCAGTGCCTTCAGCTGCGAAATCGCTTCCCTTATCGTCGTAGCCTTCACAGAGCCTTGCCGAAGGTGGGCAGTTGAGCCACCTGTGCGAGGATGATGCAGAGAGAAGTGCGTGATTAGCCATTGCCGAGTACCTCCGCATCCGCTACCAGAGCCTTGTAGCTGGCCGGGTTGACTTCAGAGAGCTTTTTGGCGCCGTACTTCAGCAGAAGGTCACGGATCTGAGCGGTGAAACCATTGCGGGATTTTTCTGCCAGAATCGCTCTGACCTCTTCGAGGGTGAGCGCCTTTTCCGGTTCTGTAGCAGGGGCTGCTTCTTCGGTGCCACTGAATGCGCCGGTCAGCCAGTTGGCGATGTCGTTAATAGAAGATGCAATATCCCGCAACTCTCTGATGGTCGCTTCCATTTCGCTCAATTTGCTCATCACGTTTTCCTCCTTCCTGAGATTGGCTTGTCTGGTTCAGCTGGATCAGCTTCCTCGCCAGACGTCTTGACACTACGCTGATTGCCGTAAGCACCCCGATGAGGTCTTCATCGGTGACGGCCTTGTTGGGTCTCGACTCACTCATTGGCGGCTCCTCCTTTCTGAGGACCTGTGTTGTTTTGCCGTCCTCAGTATCCACTGGAGGGAAACCGGGGGTTTGAACGAAAAAATATGAAAAAAGTTGACCGCCGCAGAATTTCTTCTACGGTGGTCATTTCGGAGTATTAGATGAAGTCCTTCAGGGCTTCACGCAGAATGGAGAACACCTTGTTCTTCTGGTAGTTGATAGTTGATTGGCGTCTGCCCATGTCGGCAGCGATCTCACGCTCCGTCTTACCCTGCATGATGAGTTCGCAGATGCGTCTGCCGTCTGGGTCAAGGCGGTTAAGCTCGTCGTACAGAGCGTCGAGCAGTTCCTTGTCCATAAGGACGGACTCCGCAGACGGTGCGTCGTCGGCCAGTGTATCGCCAAGGGTAAGCTCGTCGTCCTCGCCGCCGATAGGCGTGTCAACGGAGACTTTCTTACCGGCAGCGTAGAAGGGGCAGCCGGGGCAAACACCGTCGCATTTCCAAAGTTGAGCTTTGGTGCAGCGGCACTCGCCGTTCTGTTGAGCGTGGTAGCGGGTGTTCCAGATTGGCCGGTAATATGCCCTGTAAACTTCCTCGCTGACCTCGATGGGATTCCCGTCGACCGGGATGAAGTAACGATTGTCTTTGCTTGCCATTTGTTTTTCCTCCAATGGTTTTCAGATTTGTGGAAACCACCGAAGGAAAAGGCCTTGTGGGGTTTCCACAAGACCATCCAATCGTTCGTAAGGTCAGCTGCTATAGTTCATAAGGTTTATAAGGTCAGCGACCAAAAAAGTTTTTATATTCTCGCTGTATCAAATTCGTCGGCAGGGATTGTATTTTCGGATTTTTTGTGTTATAATGTGTTTTAGTGGGGTTTGTTGGGTATTAGAAATCTGAGACGGCCACTATTTTCAACATGTAAATGAATGTCAATCGGAGGGATAACCTGTGACAATAAACGAATATCCTCGCCTTTGCGGAGGCACCTTCTTCACATTGGTGTTACAAGCCCTCCAGCAACGGATGAATGCCAGAGAGCACTACGACGGCGACAGCGACGGTCTGTCTGATCCAGAGGTTTTGGTAGGCCTTATAAAAGTAATCAATCCAGCCTATAGCGATCCCGGCAAAGAAAAGCTCAAGACCATAGCAAACAACTTTAAACAAGGCGGTAATTCACGCAGCGTGTATTTCCCGTTTCATGACGATCAGGTTATAAACGCATTCGATCAGGCTGTAAGGATAAACTATCAAACGCCCCTGAACGGAATGATCAGGTTTGTAAACGACTTCCTCGATGTGAGTGAACCAGTTCATAAGGATGTCAATCTGGTTCGAGCCATTGTTGATTTAATTCAGCAGGATCAGACCATCGAAGCCTCTGACGAGTTCTATATAGGACAGAATGGCGAGAAAAAGAAAAAGGCCGCACTTGGCGACCTCAAGAAAGTGTGCCTTCCGTCATTCCTTCTTGGCGTTTGGCACTATGTAGTTGTCAACCGAAAGGACAACAATATCGGAAAGAAAACCTATGATATGTGGTGTCCTTCAACTGGTGGTGGTCAAAGGAAGTACACCGCACGTTTGGGTGAAGGCATTCTTGAAGGCCTTACGACTTATACGATTGATATGAGGGAAACGATAACGGCAGAGATTGTTGACGAGCCCGTTGAAGACGATACTTCAGATGCCTCCGGTCAAGATGGAACACCTGTGACACAACAGATGATTAATAACAATCCTACGTTCTTTAACATCAATATCTCTGGCGGCAACAATAACTTCTTTCATCATGTTGACAAGCTGACGATAAACAACGGAGGAAAACAAGATGAGTGACAATTTACCTATTAATTCCTCCGGCAATCTTCCGGTGCCGGGGAAGGCCGCTGAGATTACTGTATCCGGAGGCAATAACAGTTTCGTTGCTCACGCTGATACCGTGGAGAACAACATCACGGTAATGCTCAATGACCCCAGATCAAGGCGTGGTGAAAATAGAGCACGAATAACCTTCAATACAGACTTCTATCATCTGTTTGTGATTCTTGGCGAAAAGTTCGAGGACAATTATTTTCTGGTTCCAAGAGAGCGAGCCTTGACCGAGAGTACAAACGATGAGCTGAAAGCAAAGTATTCGGCCCTCACACCAGAAGCTATCGAGGGATTAAAGCGGTATCCAGCAATCTTCGCTGATGAGAACCATTCATACGGGAAGACAGATGATGCCCAAGATGCTTACTTTGGGTTCGTGAAGGACGTTAAGATTCAGGACAACGGAATTAAGATCTACTACACAATTATAACGGCGATCCCGCAACAGATTTTAAATGAGCAGTGCTTTGAACTTGGCATCGGCGGGGCCCGATCGTTTAATGAGCTGAACCGCACACATTGGGCACTGAAACAAATAAATCTTATTGAAGCATTGCAGAAAGCTGGAGTTCAGATTATTTGAATCGTAACTCTTGTAGAAAAAATGGAGGTAATACGATGAGTCGCGAGTATGAAGAGATGCAAGTTGAGAAGTGGGTTAATCTGGAGGATGTCGCAGAACATCTGAGCATCAGTCAAGATACAGTTCGCACATGGATTAAAGAAGGAAAGCTACCGGTATATCGAGCTGGCAAGCGATATAAATTCAAAATCTCCGAAGTCGATGAGTGGGTCCGAAAAGGAAAGATTCAGGAGTGAGCTTTGAGATTGGAAACAGGATGGTGAATTGAATGCAACGTAAAGTCCCTTCGGCAATTACGAATATTACGCTCAACAGAGCAACTTTTACAAACGTCCCGATTGATGAGCTAACGTTCGTCAACTTCTTCTATGGTAATAATGGAGCGGGAAAATCTTCTATCGCTCACGCCATTGCAGAGGATGACGGAGTTGTTTGGGCCGACGGCAAAACCGCCGACGACTTTGATGTGCTCGTTTATAATCAGGATTTCATCAACGACAACTTTGTAAACTACGGTGATCTCAAAGGCGTCTTTATCTTCGGAGAAGAAGATATTGAGGCCAAGATGAAGATCGCTGAACTTACAGATCAGAAAAAGCAGAAAATGGATGCTCGTCAAGCGGCCCTTGATGAGCACCAAAAGAAATCAAATGGTCTTGCATCTGCGCTCACACAGTTTCAGGATACCTGTTTTTCAAAAACTGCAGAAATCCGTAGACGCTTTGACAAGTGCATGGATGGCAAAAAGCAAAAGAAGAACTTTGCCGAGGCTGTACTTGGAGAAACAAAACCGATCGACCACGATCTTGCAGAATTGGGGCGTCTTTATGACGTAGCCTTTGATGATTCGGCCAGAGCATATGCGGAGTTCAAAAAAGCTGCTGCTACCACCTACGGCAGTCTTCCCGGCAAGGATCTGCTCGATAGGATGATTGTCAGCAGCAGCGATACGCCTTTTGCAAAATTTATGAAGGCCCTCGGCGACACAGCATCAGACTGGGTCCGTGATGGCCATACCCATTATGCTGGTGCAGCTGGTGGAAAATGTCCGTACTGCCAGCAGAAGCTCCCGACAAACTTCGAGGCAGATATTGCTGCTACATTTGACGCTCAGTACCAGCAGGACATTCGTGATCTTGGTCAGTTCCAGACTGTATACGAAAAAGAGACCAGAGAGATTGTTCGAGTACTTCAGGCAAATGCCAGCGATGTTATGCCGACGATTGACCTGACAGCATATCAGGAAAAGCTCACCCTGCTGGAGAGCAGTTTTGAAATCAATCGTCAGCGCATCGCAGAAAAGGTCAAAGAGCCATCAAAGACCATTTCCCTTGAGGACACCGATACGCTCCTGCTGGAAATGGGTGCCATGATCGATGGCATCAATAAGCTGATTAAGGCAAATAACGATGTCGTTTCTGCCAAGCGATCCAGCAAGACCAAATGCAAGACAGAAATCATGCAGTACCTTGCTTTTATGCTGGCTGCTGACGTGAAAAGCTATCAGGACGAAGTCGCCCGGCTCCAGAAGGAAATTGATGACGTAACCGAGCGCGGCAAGAAGCTCAGAAAAGAAATCGGAGATTTGACAAAGGAAATCTCCGACTTGAATAAGCACAATGCAAATACCGAAGCCGCCATTGACAGCATCAATAAGATTCTGAAGGATTCCGGCTTCCAAGGCTTCAGCATTCGTGCCAAAGAAGATGTCGAGAATGTATATGAAGTCATTCGAGAGGACGGCTCCATCGCGGAAAACCTTAGTGAGGGCGAACGGAACTTTATCGCATTCCTGTACTTCTACCATCAGGTGCGCGGCAGCATGAACAGCGAGGAACTGAAGGAAAAGATAGTCGTCATTGATGACCCAGTGTCCAGTATGGACAGCACGGCCCTGTTCCTCGTCAGCGCAATCGTCCGTGAGATGGTTAATGTCTGCCGCAATAATACCGAGTACCTGAATCCGAAGGTTCCCGGCGACTACATCAAGCAGTTGTTTGTCCTGACGCACAATGTGTATTTCCACCGGGAGGTTACATATCAGCAAGTCGGATTCTATAACTGTACCTCGTTCTACATGATCCGGAAGAACGATAACATCTCCACTATCAAGCTCTGCAAACGTCAGAGTAAGGAGGTCCCGACCGAAGAAGAAAACTACAATCCGGTCCAAAATTCCTATGCCGCTCTGTGGGACGAGCTTCGGGACATTCAGTCTACGATTCCGGCCCTGAACGTAATGAGGCGTATTCTCGAATACTACTTCCTTCAGCTCTGCGGATATGAAGGAAGTGATCTGCGGGAAATCGTTCTGGAGAAACCGGAGAATCGTAATAGGTTCATCAAGCAGATCGAGGGCGAAAAGCCTGATATGACCGATTACCAGTTGGCCTCTTCGTTGCTGGCGTACATCAACAATCCCAACGGTATCAGCGACGGCCTGAACTATGTTGAGGACTGCGAGGATGTCGATGCATACAAGCGGGTCTTCCAGATGATTTTTGAAGCCCTCGACCAGAGTCAGCACTACAAGATGATGACAGGCAAACGGATAAAGTCCTGATTATGGGACAGCACAAATTATAAAATAGCGGTAGCATGGCGCTATCATTATGAAAAGCGAGGTATAACGGCAATGGCAGATAAGCATGTTATTGATGCAATGTGGGACGATTCGCCCATCGATGTTTCTACTGAAGTAAACTTTATTTGGTCCATCGCAAACAAACTGCGTGGACCTTATCGCAGCGACAAATACAAGGATGTCATCATCCCGATGACCATCATTCGCCGCTTTGAGTGTGCGCTGGCACCTACTAAGGCAGCGGTCGTGGCAAAGTTCAAAGAGAATCCGAACTTCCCGGCAAAGGCGATGCAGCGCATTTCCGGGTTCCAGTTCTATAACACCAGCGAGTTTGACCTCGCAGAACTGGTGAACGATGCGGACCACATTGCCGCCAACTTCAAGAGCTACCTGCAGGGCTTTTCTGCCAATGTGCTGGAAATCCTGATGTCCAAGGAGCGTGGCTTGAACTTCGGTGAAGAGATCGACAAGATGGACAAGAATAACCGTCTGCTCTCCGTGGTTAAGGCTTTCTCCGAGCTGGACCTTAATCCTCGTACCATTGACAACGTGAAGATGGGATACATATTTGAGGAACTGATCCGAAAGTTTTCTGAAAATGCCGAGGCTGGCGACCACTACACCGGTCGTGACATCATTAAGCTCATGGTTAACATTCTGCTGGCTGAGGGCTGCGATGACATTTTTGATGATGGGAAGGTTATTACCATATTGGATCAGGCCTGTGGCACGGGCGGTATGCTTTCCACCAGCTATAACTTCATCAAGCGTTACAATCCCTCTGCGGACGTTCGCCTGTTCGGTCAGGAGATCAATCCGGAGTCTTATGCCATGTGCCTTGCCGAAATGCTAATAAAGGGCCAGAACGCCGAAAATATCTGCTACCAGGATACCATGAAAGCCGACCGGTTTAAGACTACGAAGATGAGGTTCGTAATTGAGAATCCTCCTTTTGGCACTGCATGGGGCGGCAAGGACGCAGCTGATGGTGTTGAGGATGCTGTAAATGACGAGTTCAAAAAAGGATTTGATGGCCGTTGGGGTGCGGGGCTTCCCGGAACCAGCGATATGCAAATGCTCTTCCTACAGTCTGCTGTAGATAAAATGGACGATGGTTTTGGCCGTGCTGCTATCATTGAAAACAGTAGTCCGTTGTTTACTGGAGGTACATCATCCGGCGAGAGTCAGATCCGTCGTTGGTTTTTGGAGCAGGATTTGATTGAAGCCATTATTCAGCTTCCCAATGATCTATTTTATAACACCGGCATCTCTACTTTTATTTGGGTTCTTTCTAAAAACAAGCGTCCTGAAAGAAAAGGGAAAGTTCAACTCATTGATGCATCTTCTTTTTTTCATAAACTGCGCAGAGGCCTTGGTGACAAGAAAAATGAAATAAGCCCAGAAGATCGCGCTACCGTGACGAGAATCTATTCCGATTTTGAAGAAGGCGAGTTCTGTAAAATCTTTAGTAATGAAGAATTCATGTATAGAGAATATGTTGTTATGCAGCCTCTTCAGAGGAGCTACTCGATCACTGAAGACAGCATAGAGCAGATGATTCAAAACGGGGCTCTCAATTCTATTTACGATAGCGCGAAGGTTGAGGAGTTAGAAGGCGCAGAGGAACTCACAGGCAAAGATAAGAATAAATTGGAGAACTATATTGAAAACAAGCCTGTATATGATGCGATCATCGCTGCACTGAAAACAGCAGTGTCGGACACGATCTATTATTCGACCTCGGAGTTTATGCCTGTGCTCGTGAAGGTGCTTTCCTCTGTAATTAAAGAAAAAAAGGTAATCGAAAAGATTGCCGAAGGACTGTCTGTCATGGATAAAAAGGCAAAAATCCAAAGGGACAAAAAAGGAAATACCATCTTTGATAAGGATACGAAGGCGACGGAAATTGTAAAGTATGAGGAGGATATAGACACGTATATGCGCAGAGAAGTCCTTCCTCACATCCCTGATGCAGTTGCTTTCTTTGAAGAAAACCTTGGAGCAAAGAAACCGGTAATCAAAACCGGTGCCGAAATCACTTTCACAAAATACTTCTATAAGTATCAGACACCAGAAGCAAGTGAAGAGCTTCAATCCCGTTTCATGTCTTTAGAAGCGGAAACAACGGCAATGGTAGCTAATTTGTTTGGTAAAGAGGTGTGA